AGGATGTTTTCAACGGTGCGATCGGCGAGCGCCACACTGACGGCCTGGCGTAGCCGCGCGGCCGAGGTGCTGGTCGCGGTCAAGGTCAAGGTAGCGCCGCCCGTGGCGGTCGCGGGCGAGGTCGATTGATCGGTCCAGGAGCCGGTGCCGATCACGGTCGAGACGGGCGGCACGGTGACGATGGCGTCATCCGCCACGACCAGGGCAGACGAGGCTGAGGTCAACAGGATGCGCGATGTGCCGACGCCGAGTTGCACCGGGATCATGCGGGTCTGCACGTCGGAGGGAATGCGCAGGATCGATTTGAGCCCCGGTCGCAGCGTCATCGGGCCGAGCACGCGCGGCAGGAAGTTCGCCACGGGATGCTCGCCCGTCAGGCGCAGCTTTTCCAGATCGACGCGGGAGAGCGCCTCTTTGTCGACGCCGCCGGCGTTCATCGCATAGAGAAGTTCGTGCCTGCGTGCCATGTCTTAGCGATTCCGCAAGCTGACGACGTTGCCGCCCATGCGAGCGCGCGCAAAGCGGCCCAGCGGCATGCGGTAGGGTTGCTGCTGGATGGCGTCGCGCATCTTGGCGTCGCGCAGCTTCAATTTGAAAACGGCTTCCATCTTCTCCTGGACCTGCGGGGCGTTGAGTGCGCCCTTGCCCTTGCGGCCTTCGTCCAGCACGAATTGCGGGGCGACCAGCACGGCAAGATAGGCCGCCACCGCTTCCATGAAGTTCGCCGACCAGTTGGCCGGGTCGCGCGTGGTGGCGTTATAAGCGACGTATTCCATGATCACAGGATCTTCGCGCACGAAGACATAGGCCCCGACAAATTGGTGATCGCTTTCGAGGTCGGCGTCAGGGGCGCGCTTGAGCCAGATCTTGTGCAGGAAATCGTCAGGCAGCGCATAGCCGTAATCGTAGCCGGCGACGACCGGGTCGTCCTCGGCATCGGCGGGCTCCAGCGAATAGCCCTCGATGATGCCGCCCGTGGTCGAGGGCATCAGGCTGTCGCCCGTGACGCCGTTCGTGAGATAGGCGCGTTTCGATGCGAAGTTCCACGCCCCCAATTCGAGCACGTAGCGAACGGCGTGCTCCCAAGAGAGATTCATTTGCCATCGCATCTTGTCTGTGTGCGCGTGGATGGCGACACTGCCGGCGAGCGATTGGCCCATGAACTCGATCGCCCGGCGAAACACGGGCTGCCGATCCGCGGCGATCTGCGTATTGGTGACGAAGTTGGCTTCGAAGTCCTTGGCGTCGGCGAGCGCGGTATCAAAGCCCTCGCGCAGCTTGCCGAGCTGTTCGCCGCCGGCGCGGGCGAGCTTCGGCCCAACGAGACTGGCCAGATAGGTGGTCAGGGCGCGGGTAAAATGCGGCGGCCAGTTGGCGGGGTCGTAGACGTCGGCGTGATCAGAGATGTACTCGATGATCGGCGCGGTCTCATAGCCATAGATGGCGCTCGCGCTCTCGGCGTGATCGATCTGGTAATCGTTCGCGGCCGCTGTCTTGATCCAGCACTTGCGCAGATAGTCGGAAGGCCGGGTGTAGCGATAGGTGTAGGGCGGGTATGAGGTATCCGAGACGCTGGCGAGCGTGGCGCGGCGGCGCGCGAAGGACCAATCCAACCGCGACAACAGATGCTCGACCGCGTGCGCAAAGGCGCCTTCGAGTTCGGTGAGGCTCGTGTTGACGGTCGAGGTATTGGCGAGCGGGTGCCCGCCGAGTTCCCGCAGGGTCGCATTGTAGACGATCAGCTTCGTGGTCGCGGCCATGATGGTCCTTTAAGCGGCGAGCGCTTGGCGCACAGCGAGAGCGATGGCTTGATGCCCGGCGTCGTTGGGATGCACGCCATCCGGCGTCAGATGCAGGCTCGGAATGACGACCGCATGCAAATCGGCGATCACGACTTTGAGTCCCGCGAACTCGGGCACCAATGCCAGCACCTCGGCATTGAACGCAGTTGTCATCGTCGGCGCCGTGTCGGACCACGCATAGGCTGCATCCGAATAGTTCGGCACCGTGCACAGGACGATCTTTGGTGTGGCGGTCTGCGTGTTGCCCGCGATGTAGTTGACGTGGACCGTTCCGCCGGCCTGCATGTTCTGGACTGTGACGTCATGTGGTCCAGGGGTCAGCCCGCCGAAACTCCAGCAGGCGTTGCCATACCAGGAGCCCAGATGTGTCCCCACGCCTGCCGTTCGCACCGACACGTCCGCAACGATGACCCCATCGATCAGAATGCGCACGCCTGTCGACATGGCGGGATTGTCACCCTCGCTCAGCCCGACAAACACGCGCGTCCCGCTCACCCGCACGGACTGATATGCGTAGACATCCGTCGTATAAAGGCCGATGCCGTTCGGCGCCGGCGTCGGTTGCCATGTGCCGCCCGACGAAATGATCTGCCCTTGAGAGAGACGCGGAATGGCCTTGTCCGTCATCGCGAGCCACGCCACGATAGACCGCACGCAACGCGCATAGAACGCCCGCTTGTCGGCGTTGTCGCGATAGCGCGTGATATCGTTCGTCCCGACGAGAACCGTGTAAGGCGACAAATGCCATGGTGTGAACTGGTGCGCAGCGATCGAGACGTCCGCAGCCTGGGCGGCCGGCGTGCCGACGTTGACGGGGATGAGCAGATCTACCCACGCCTTCGCCTGGACGGACGCACCATAACCATGCGTGATCGAGTCACCGAAGCAGATCATATGCCGCACATGATCTTGAAGGTGGTGCCGTTGATGTTCAGCTCGAAGTAGTGCGTCTGTGCCACCGCACCGAATGCGAAGGCCTTGTTGATTCGAATATCTGGTGTGATGACCTGGCCGGTGAACGTCGGCGAGGCCAGGTTGGCCTTGAGAGCCAATTCATTCGCGACGAAGGCCGCATTGGCAACGGCCGTGGTTGCAGTGCCCACGATCAGCGTCGGCGCCGTCGGCGTGCCGGTGAACGCCGGCGAGGCCAGCGGCGCCTTCAATGCCAGTGCATTAGTTACTGTCGTTGCATAGTTCGCATCGTCGCCAAGTGCCGCGGCGAGTTCATCGAGCGTGTTCAGCGCGCCCGGCGCCGAGGCGATCACGGCATTGACGGCTGTCGTGGCCGCGCTGGCGGATTCGGCGACGACAAACGCTGTCGTGGCAACTTGCGTCGTGTTGGTGCCCGGTGCCGCCGTTGGCGCGGCGGGAACGCCCGTGAACGTCGGGCTGGCCAAGTTGGCTTTCAGGGCGAGCGCAGCCGTTGCCCCTTCGATCAGGTAGGTCGCCGCTGTCGACCGGGTGAGTTCCGGCCACGAGGCGAGCAGCGAGGCCGTGCCGCCATTCCAAACGCGGATTGTCCCGGCTTCTTCCGTGACGCCGGCCGCCGACGGTCTGAGCCACAGCTTGCCGGTCGAATAGCCCGACAGGCCCGTGGGATTGTCGCCGGTGCCCTCGAAGTATTCCAGGAAGCCGAGGTCAGCGAGATCCTTCAGGATCTTCTCGCGGCTCCACAGCCGGGCCAGCGCCGTGCTGGCTTCCGGGGAATAGATCGTGCGCGCGGTTTCTGGGTCGTAAAGATCAGCCATCAGGCCCACTCATTGGAGGGTGACGAAAAGTCATTCGTGTCGGCGTAGACGATGCCGGTCTGCGACCGCATGCCGGCCGGAAATGCCTTCCCCCGTCCCGATCGTGCTGGTGAGAAACATCCCCGGCCGGATGATCATGCCGCGATCACCGCGCCCTTGTAGCCCGTCTGAACTCTGAAATATCTCGTCGTCCCGGCAGGCATGAAGAACCGCGCCGATGTTGCCGTGCCCGCGTTCGGAGACGCAGCGAACGTCACATAAGAGGCCGTGTCGACCGTGACCTCGCAGAAGTTCTGCCCGCCCGTGGCCGCCGCGGTCGTGGCTGCGTTCGAGCCCGAGATGGTCTCTTCTTCCGAGACCATGCCGATCATGTAGGGCGCGGTGATATCAGACCCGATTGCGCAGAAGACGAAGGATGCAATCGCCATCAAGTCTCTCCCTTAGCCTTACGAGCGTGATGCGACGCCGCGCGGACTGCGTCTTCTTCGAGCGGGAGCCGCGACGAAAGAACGATCCCGTTGGGGTCCAGCGCGCGCCAGCCGTTGTCGCGGATGTGTTCGACGGTATAGCCCTCGGGCACCAGCGGCTTACGGCCCGGCCGTGACTCCGGTTCCCACTGACGCAACAGCCTCGTTTGCACGAGGCCATCGGCCGCCGACAACACCCGCAGCTCGGCTTCCCAGGTGCCATCCTCGGCGATCACTTCGATCCGATTGAACGAGGGCCGGCCGGCCGTTCGCGTCTGCCCGCATTCCTTGATGCAGTTGCGCCAGTAGTCGGGCCGCCGCACCATTTCCAGCGTCACGCCCGGAGGCGCCAGGTGGCGCCAGAACAGGGACGCATCTGAGACGGGCTCCAACGAACTCGGGCGGGCTTCGATCTTGCGGTCGCTCATGGGTGTCCTTCAAGGCAAAGGGACGCGGGGACGATTCCCCGCGCCTGAGATGTCGTTTAGCTGGCGCCGCACGCGGTGATCGTGCCCGCGCCCGTGGTGGCGCTGACGGCGGACACGTAATACCACCCGGTGTCGGAGATGCTCGTCGGGGCAGCCACTGAATCGACGACTGTCACGAAGACGAGATCTCCGAGCTTCATGCCCTTGCCGGGTGCGCCCTTGCCGCTGCCCGCCGTCGCGGCATCGGTGATGTAGCCCGGGGCGTCGGCATCACCGACGATGTCCACGGTATCGAGCGCCCAGAGCGTCTTGCGGCCCGTCTGCTGGATCGCGTAGAGGCCTGCGGAGTTGTAAGCCATTGTGGTAATCCTCCTTCGCGCTTAGGCAGCGTCGTTGTGCAGGAACTTCAGGATGCCGGCGTTCTGGAGGATCTTGGCCCCCATCATCAGGCCAGCAACAGCGCAGTCGGCGAGTTCGCCGGGAATGCGCCCGAACTCGTATTGGATCTTCTTGCTCGGCACCGCGAGACCGAAGGCGCGACGATGCACGAGATAGGTGGTGCACGAGGCCGAGCCGGTATCGGGCAGGTTCGGGTGCACGATCCAGGAGGCGCCCAGCCACTGACGGTATTTGCGCCCGCCGTCGTACTGATTGCCGCCGGCTTCGAGGGGGCGCGTGTTGCAATAGTCCGCGGACGTGTAGCCCTGGATGTTCTGCAGCTTGGCCTCCATCATCGGCGAGATGATCCAGGTCAGATCCTGGGCACCGATAGGCACCTTGTTCTGCGCCAGGGTCGCGATGACCTTGGTAGCGGTGTCGAGGGTGATCGGCGCGGCGCTGGCCGAATAGCTCGTCGAGGCGTTCGCGAGCTCGGTCAGCACGTGATAGTCGATTTCCTCGTTGACCGAGATCATGATCGACTTGTTGATCTTGGCGCGCTCGTCGGCCTGCGACGTGAATGCCTCGAAGTCGGTGACCTCTTCCTTGGCCACGCGCTCGTCGATAGTGCAGGTGACCTGGCTATCGGAGCGGTTGCGGCGGGGAATGCGACCATCGATCGAGCGCACCGACATACGACCGCCGAGGGTCGCCACGTCGAACACGGCCGAGCGGCCCATGGTCATGCTCTCTTCGGTGAAGCGGTCGGCGAGCATGGTGACGCCGACGTTGAAGTTTTCGACGAATTCGCGTCGATAGACAATGGCTTCGGGATTTGCCATGGCGGCAATCCTCCTTTGGGGTTGATCCTTTCAGGGTGGCCATGGCGTCGGGTGACCTGCGGAGCGCTGAAAGCGGGGTGACCGGCGAACCGGGGCCGCGTGCGGGAAGCAGGGGCGATGCGTGTGCCGTTAGGCTGTACGCTGGTACAGGGCGCCGGGCTGGCGTTCTCCGCCACCAGCCCGAAACGCTGTATCAGTCGGGAACGATGGCCGTGATGACGGCCGCCAGTTCGTCGGCCGCGGTCAAGATCCAACCGATCGTGGCGTTGATATAGACCGCGCGCCACAGCGTCGTGGCGGGGATCGCCGCCTCCTGCGTGCCGTCGCCGTCGACGTCGTTGATCTTCAGGCCGGACGAGGCTTCCGTGCGGATCTCGTGCGCGACGACAGACCAGCCGGTGATGCTGTGACCGGAACGCACGCCGGTTGGCAACACGATCCAGTCGTTGGTGTCGTTGGTATTGGCCGAGACGGTCACGTGCGAGGCCGAGACCGGCACACGCGACTTGGCCGAGCTGTCGGCCGCGCCGACGATCGTCACGGATTCACTGACGCCGCCGACAAAGGCTCCGGGTCCATCCATTGGGTAATTCCTTCTCGAGTTAGCGGCGCTTGATCTCTTCGCCTTGGGCGTCCAATTCTCCGCGCGACTGGCGAAGGCTCACGACTTTCAAAAGCTCTGCCTGGGTTTGCGGGGCGTTGTAGAGCTTGCGATCGGTATGGAAGAGCTTGACCAGTTCCGAATGCCGGACGGCGAGAGACTTCCCGCTGGCCTCCATGGCGTTGGCCTCGATGCGATCCCCAAACCCTGCACCGAGCGCCTGCTTGGCGAGGTTCTCGAAGAACCAGGGATGATCTCCCAACACGCCACCGCCAGGCAGTTGCGCGTTCAGGATGTTGGCCATCTCGTCGGGGTTGTCTTTGAACTCGTTGCGCAGATAGGTGCTAGCGGCCGCCTGCTGCGCCTCGTATTCCTTGGTGCCGTGCCGATCGATCAGGCTGTTCTTCCAGGTCTTGGCCTTCTCGCTCGTGTCCTTGCGCACGGCTTGCGCCATGGCGGCGTTCTGCTTGAAGAAATAGTCCGTCGCTTCCTTGACCAGCGCCGGCGGGGCGTGCTTGCCATACATGGTCTTGGCGAACTCTGAGATCATGCCCTTTTCGGTCGACGACATCTCATAGCCCTCGGGCGGCTTGATGCCGTAGGCTTCCGCGATCTTCTCGGGCGGGGCGTCGGCGGCGATCTCGGGCACGCCTTGCGCCTTGCGGTAGGCCGCGACCTGTTCGGGCGTCGGGTTGTCGCCGAGCTTCACGGGTTCGGCCCGCTTGCTCAGCGCCGCGCGCTGTTCCTTGAAGGCCTTCAGCAATTCGGTCGGCGACTGGTAGCGCGACAGATCCTTGATGGCGTCGGTGTCTTCACCGGCCAGCATCGCGCGCCAGTCGGGGCCGCCGTTGCCGCCCATCTCGGTCTTACCCGGGGCCGGCGTCGTCAGAGCATCCGCAGGTGGCGGGGCGCCCGTCGGCGTCTGGACCGGGGCGGCGTTGCCGTTAGGCGCGGAAGGTGGCGCGCTTGGTGCGCTCGGCGGCGGCGGCGCGCTCTGTTGCGGTGGGGACAACGCGTCCATCAGACTCATGCGTGGCTTCCTTCGGTAGTGGATCGACGATCGCGTTCTGAAGCTGGCGGGCGACCCAGCGGCGGCCGGCGTTGAACGCGGTCAGGTGCGTGTTCTCGGAGTCGAAGCCGATCGAGTTCACACCGCAGAGCATCTCGACGACGTGCTTCAACACGGCTTTCTGCATCGCCGGATCGGCCTTGCCGTCCCACATCACCTTGATGAAGGCGGCTTCCTCGCGCGTCCATTTGTAGTCGGGGATCTGGCTCATGCTGGCATCGGCAGGGCAAAGCCCGGTTCTGACGGGTTCGGGATCGTGCTCGCGACCTGGGCGGCGTTGACGCCGGAGTCGATCAACTGCGCCATGTTCGGGGCGGCGGCCACCATCTGTTGCATGGCGTTGGCCTTCGCCTGTTCTTCTTCTTCTGCCGCCGCTTCCTTTTCGGTCAGTAGCCAGTCGCTGCCACCCACAGCGATCGTCGCTTGCCGAAACATCAGCTTGGTCTTCAATTGCTTGATGCTCGGCGCCTGCGATGCGGCGGCTTCGAGCGCGGCCACGGTCTGCGCGATCATCGAGATTTCCGAAACGCGCTGGCTCTTCTGACGCTCGACCATGTCGCTGAGCGGATTTTCCCAGGCGTAGACGATATCGGCCATCTCCAGGCCCTGCGGCGGCTTGCGATCGTCATAGCCGCCCGTGATCGCGATCAGGCTGTCGATCTCATACAGCAGCGGCTCTGAATATTCCGACTGCATCGGCGCCATCAGCGGCAGCACCGCGCGCACGTACTCGTCGATATCGCGTTGCACTTCGAGCGTGCTCTTCGTGCGCCGGGTATCGACCGCGTGCAGGATGTCGAGATAGAGCGATTTGGCGATCTGCTGTTCGGTGCGCAGCATGTTGTCGACGCCGAGATTGAAGTTCTTCCCCAGCTCGAGCACGCGCAAGGGATCGCCGTTGCGCTCGTCATAGTCCTTGTCGACCCAGGTGATGCCATCCAGGTTCGGCGTGCCGCGAATAGCGTCGGCCGTGGCGATCAGCGCCGGCGTGATCTGCTTTTCCGCCGCTTCCATGATGGCCAGCGACTGCTGTTGGATCAGGCGCGCATCGGGTAGGGCCGTGGTCGTGGCGGGTGAATAGCCGTAGGGCGAGCCCGGTAGCAGGCGCCAGCGCGGCACCACATAGCGCATCGTGTGCTGTGGCGTTTCGCGCATCACGTGCTTGTTGGCGGTGTCGATCCAGATCGAGCAGAACTTGTGCTCTTTGAACTTGGCCTTGCGCGCGTAGGGGTCGTAATCCTCGACGGGAAGCACCTCGTGGC